TTAAAAATATGGCTGTCGCAGCCAAAGGTCTTGGCGTGTCGATGGACACCCTGTTGGGCATTACATCCCAGTTTGACACCTTTGAAGGGGCAGCTACAGCAGCCGGTAACCTGAACGCTATGCTTGGTGGAGATTTATTGAACTCCATGGAGTTGATGAACGCAGAGGGTGACGACCAAGTTAGAATGTTGTTGCAGGCTGTTGATGCCTCTGGCAAGAGTTGGGACTCGATGAATAAGTTCGAGAAGAAACAACTCGCAGCAGCCGCTGGTGTTACAGATATGACAGAAGCTGCTGCTCTCTTCGGCGGTGGATTACAAGGTTTCGACGACGCACAAGCCAAGGCAGAGGAAAACGCAAAGTCTCAAGCTGACATGGAAGCAGCGATGGCAGCAGGCGTCGATATGATGCAAAAGTTGAAACTAATCATGTCTCAGCTTGCTGTTGCCGTGGCACCAATCATTGAGGGGATTCATTTTTTCTTGAATGGCGTCTTGGCTCTGAATGATGCTTTTGGTGGCTTCTTAATACCAGTAATTGTTGGTGGAATTGCAGCATTCTGGATGATGTATAAAGTGATGGCAATTGTCAAGGGCGTTCAGATGGCTTGGACCGCAGCGACAATTGCATTTACTGCTGCTAGTGCTACCGGAAATGTTGTCAAAGGCATTACCGCTGGAGCCAACGCAGCCGTTGCAGCCTCGTCTGTTCCAGCCGCTGCTGGTACGACAGCCATGGGTACAGCCGCTTGGTATGCTGCCATTCCTGTTGCAATTCTAGCTCTCGGTATTGGTTTGCTTGCTCTCGGTATTGGCTTGTTGGCTATTGCCATTGCCGGAATTGTATGGGCGTTCGTTTACCTAATTCAACTTTTTATGGAAGCACCTCTTGCTGCACTTATGGCTGCTGGTGCCCTATTGGTCTTCGGTCTTGTTATCGCATTCTTGACTCCGATTTTTGCGTCACTCGCTCCAATCGCCCCAATTGCGATGGCAGCAATGGTTATGTTGGGTATCGGCTTGATAGCAATGGGTATCGGTCTTATGTTTATTGGGCTCGCAGCTTCGCTAGGTGCCGCTGAATTTATTATGCAGTTACCCATGCTTGCGCTTGCACTCTTAATTGCCGCCCCAATGTTATTATTGGCAGGTATTGCGCTATTGTTTGCAGGTATTTTCTTGTTACCCGGTGCAATTATGGTCGGTATCGGACTCTTGTTCTTAGCACTGGGTGTGGCTCCATGGATGGCAATGGACTTTGCAAAGCTTACCACTTTGGGTGCGACACTAGACGCCATGACTGACGGATTTACGAGGGTTGGCTTCTGGCTAATGATTTCCGGTCCAATGTTGATGATTGGTGGTATGACTGCTGGCATCGGTCTATTGTTCCTCGCACTTGGTGTGGCACCATTTATGGCACTGCCATTTGAGAAGTTGACATTGTTGGGCGCAGCGTTGAAATCTTTAGGTGAAGGTCTTTTCTGGGCTGGCATGGCTTTAGGCATCGCTGGACCTCTAATGTTGGCGGGAGCTTACGCACTGGTGCCGTCACTATTCTTCTTGCTCGCAGGTATTGCCCCGTGGATTGCTCTTGACCCAGCTATTCTAGTGGTGTTCGGGAACAACCTACTGTTAATGGCTCAGGCGCTACTGCCAGCCTCAATTTTATTATTCTTGGCATCAGCGTTTATGTTCCCTGCTGCTGTGTTGATTTCCATTGGTCTAATTTGGTTGGCTATTGGATTTACTGCGATGGGAATGCCTTTGGTTCCGCTGGGAATGCAGAATATTATTAATTTCTTTATCCCGGTATCAATGTCCTTGTTTATGGCAGCACCATTCTTCTTTATTGCCTCGATGATTCTGTTTGCATCAGCAATTCCGTTCTTCATCGGTGCTCTGTTTATATCAATTGGTATGACTCTCTTGTGGATGCCGATGATTCTTTTCTCAATGGCAATGGCAGCAATGAACCCGTGGATTCCATCCTTGATTCCGTTGGCTGTCGGCTTGAGTGCCCTCGCACCAGCACTTCTTGCATTCGGCTTTGCCGTATTTATGCTAGGGTTGTTTGCGATGACACCATTCTTTACTGTTGGTATCTTCACTTTGGTGTATGCCGTCGAGCAAATTGGCAAAGCCATGGGTATGTTGGACGCCAATGCTCTGAACGCTTTCGTGACAGTTCTCGATAAGTTAACAGAGGTCGCTCAAGAGGGCTCTGTTACTTGGTGGGCTATGTCTGATTTGGCATGGGGAATTCGAAGAGTTGCATATGCGCTTGACCAGTTGCCTACCAGCACAATGATTGCTTTCGGTGTAGCCTCTGACGGCTTTGAAGCTGTGGGTGACATGGCAACTAAAGTTACACCAGCGTCCGCAGGCAACATCGAGAAGATTGTTGACCAAGCACAAAGATATGTTCAGGTTCAAGCCGAGATGAGATACGCTTGGAATGACCCATTCCTAATGCTTATGGAAGCTGTCAAGGGAGCCGAGGTCGCCAAGGCAGATGCAGCTAAGTCCGCTGCCGAAGCTGGTGGGCAAGATGTTGTGCTTGTCTTGAATGAGCGTGAGCTTGGAAGAGCAGTCGAAGTAATTCTAAACAAAAAATTGAACCTATCAGTTAGTTAGGAAGAGGGAGGAGAGAATTAATGTCAAGTTTTGATGCAGGGATGCCCGGTGACCAGTCAGATTTTCTGGCGAATGTTCGAGGTCAGGTGATTGATATTTATCATATCCCAACGGGTCAGTCTATTCAATTCAAGGCATTCGTCACCTCTTTCTCTGACAAGTATGAGTCTGATTGGAACTCTGAAGACGTATATGGTCGAATGGACCCAATTCAAACATTTAAAAAGACAAGCAGAAAGATTTCCTTAGAGTGGGAAGTCGTGTCTGCTTCCGTCGCCGAGGCAAAAACCAACTTAGCACGATGCACAGACCTTTTTAATATGCTTTACCCGACCTATGATTCAGCAGGTGCAGCTTCTGCATCCTCTATTACTGGTGGACCCCTCTTTCGCTTGAGGTTCACTAACTTGCTTCAAGACGTTACAGCAGCCCCAGCGGCTGGAACTACGGCAACTGCCGAACAGGCAGGTCTGGTTGGCTCAATGAGTGGATTTACCTACGAGCCTGACTTTGACCAAGGTGTATTCGCAGAGGGTGTGGGCACAATTTACCCACAAACTATAAAATTATCGTGCGACTATACTGTCAACCACACACATGGTTTGGGATGGACGCCCGATAAACAAAAGCGACAAACGGGATTCCCTTATGGTGACGGAGGTGAGCTTGGAAGTGGACCAGCATCAGCGGCTGCTGGGACAGGTACAGCGCCAACCCCAAACGATACAGCAACAACACCTTCAACTGCTGCTGATACAGCGGATGTAGAGGGAGGATAATTAAATGGCAAAAAGATACGAAGACAAGAGAATCTTGCAGAATGAAGAGGACTCCTATAGCGAGGTTTTAGCTGACAGGGGTGTGAAATATATTCGTCAGTATGGAAGTGCCAACTTGACACATCCAAATGTAGACGAAATTCGAACTCTGGAACGTGTCGGTCACGTTTGGGTTGTGGGAGATAGATTTTATAAGCTAGCGCACCAATACTATGGCAACGCTAAGTATTGGTGGGTGATTGCATGGTACAACCAGAAGCCAACAGAGTCGCATGTGACACTGGGAGAAGTTTTAAAAATTCCTTTTCCGTTGTATAAGGTTTTGGCGTACTTAAGGAATGAATAATGGCAGACCAAGAAGAAAAGGATATCAAAGCGAGGCGGTTTCAAGAACAGTGCTTCTTGATTCACAATTTTGCTGCGTTCGCCGACTCCAACAAAGAAAAGGGGTATAAAAACTTTGTTCCTCTGACCGGCGACCCAACGGATATTACCAACAAGCTGTTGGCAATTCCTAACTTGGCTGGTCTTATGTCAATAAAGCCTTATATGCTGTCTTCGCTTGTACCACAGGTACGCATCTATAAGGTCTTTTATCCGCAAGAAAACAGCGAGGGTACCAACATTGAAATGCCCTTTGAAGACGCACTGAATCCAGCAGACTTAGCTAGGATTACAGCCTCTGGTGCGGGTCGAGGCATGGGCGTTGGCATGAAGAGTTTTGAGTGGGAACTTCTTGGTACAAATCCAGCAGAAGCAGACAACAATATTAAAGCGAAGTTAAAGTTGCACTTTGCCACTTTGGAAGACCTTTCTGTTGTTCGTGCTGGTGAAGGCGACCAAGCAACATCTTTCTTAAATCTTGTTGTGCCGAGCGCAAAGTTTGTCGATGCCCCACCCCCAAAGCCAACTGGCGGCGGCGCTGCCGAAACTAAGAAGCCCTGTGCCACTGGCGGCGATAGAGTTTATAATAATAAGTACTTTAGAATTAGGGCGCACGTCGGATACGGTGTCCCACAGGGTCACATTTGGGAAGGTGGAGACGACATTCAAGGGCTAAAGAGAAGCGTGGAGTCTGCACGACAGACGCTTTATTTGTCTCTGATTGGTCACTCTATTGAGTTCAACGAGGATGGTTCCTTAAGTCTAGAAATTGAATATGTTGCAGCTATGGAAGGTGCGCTTGTACACCCCAAAGCTGACGTTCTTAGAATAGGTGATGCAAATGGGGAACTGGAAGCCAGAAAAGAAGCTAGAAATGAAGAGCGAAAAGAAATTAAAAAGAGTTTGAGTGAAGACCCTGACGGAAACTGCTTGGACGAGGACGAAAAAGAGGACGCCAAAGAGGACGCAGAAGAGGCACGAGAAAAGCTACAAGAGGAAGCAACCAAAGACCGAGCAAAGCTTTATAACGCCGTGTTGTCTGCGCTTGAAGCATCCAAATCAATTTATTTTATTGACGTGACAGCAGAGGACATTGAGTTGATGAACAGTGGTCCCGATGCGGAAGGTCCAGCAACCCGAACAGAAAAGAAAACTGCTAGCTGGGTCATGTCCAATAGGCAAGTGGCTGAGGGCACAACAAAAGAATTGCAAGACGCCGCAGATACGCCAGACGATATGGGTGATGCTCGTGAGGCGACAGCTACCCGAGCAGTAGAAAACGGCATGTATCGAATTAATTATTTTCACTTCGGCGACCTGCTTGATATCGCATTTCGGTGTCTCTATGAAAGCAGTACGCCAGACCTTGCGGAACTTAAGACTTTGGTTGGACCATATGTTTATACCGACCCAGCCACAGGTAAGTCCGAGGCAAATTATAACTTGGCTGATATCCCTATTTCTATGAACTTGTTCCAAATCTGGTTCATGGACCATGTGGTAAAACCCCAGCGGGATAAATACCCATTAAAGGGCTTTATTAAAGATACCGTTACAGCACTGGTTGGTTCGGCTATGTCACCAAAGTGTTTTGGCAAAGAATATAGTAAGGCAATCGCCCGATTGAGTACAAGCATTAAGCAGGTGCCCTCCAATGATGACGGGACATGCCGCATCACTGGAAAATCGGGCACAGGTCCAATTGGGGGTCAGCGTGCCAGCATCGAAAACATTAAGCCATTCCCAACGGGCGAAAATAAAGACGGCAAAAACTCTTTTCCCTACTTGTTTGTATACGTCTCCAGTCAGTCACCAACAGAACTGGGTCCACCCGCCGAGGGCACCAGAGAAGAGCGTGATGCGAAGAAGGGCATCTATCATTTCCGCATTGGTTCCGATTCTGGCTTGGTGAAGAAAATTAAATTTAAGAAGGCAGACCAACCTTATGCCCGTGAGGCTCGAATGACCACAGAGGGAGATTTATCAACTGGATATTTGAGGGAAAAATATGATGCTGACGTTGAGTTGTTTGGCAACGCTGTTTTCAAGCCCGGAACTCTTGTTTATATCGACCCAACAACTGTCGGCGCAGGCGACCCGTCAGCGGTTCGGTCTATTGCGGCGACGATGGGCTTGGGTGGTTACTTTGTGGTTACAGAAGTCAAGAATGCCATCGAAGCTGGCAAGTTTCAGACTGACTTAAAATGTGTCTGGATGGCAACTGGCTCAGGCAAGGCAGACACCAGCGAATGTGCCGAGAAGGAAGGTTGTCAAGAGGGAGCCGGTGGTGCAAGCCCACCGGGCGCTACCTCAACACCGGACTCTGTAAGCGCCAAACCGGGGGCATAGAATAATATGGCAAAGTTGAAGTACAATTTTAAAAAACCACGAATCGGCGATGACTCGTTGGTGCCGAAAGGTAATAATAAACTATCTGCATATGCGGCATTCTACCAGAAGAGTGTCTATCGAGACACCTCTTATCCTGTGGGCGAAGGTATGGGTCCATCACCAATAGACCTCATTGATGATTATAAGCTTCTGTATGGACGCATTAATGACACGGGCTCCCCAATTTTTCTGGCAGAAGACAACTTGATGCAACTCCACTCAGATGATAACAAGACTCATTTTGCACTTAACTTTGTTGCGGAGGCGTATGAGGACATGAGAGAGTATGTCCAGTTTGCTGCTCGCACAAATAAGATTGACAACCAGACTTCTGTTTACGCAGATATTCCCCCCGCCCGTGCGTGGGACAGCTTACACAAGAGGTACCACAAATACTGGGAAGATTTATTTTTGGCGTTTGACGGCACATATATGAATTCAACACTCAATGCGAAAATCCAAGACTTTGATTCGTTTATGAGAATTTTTATGCAGTTCGCACAGCACATTGGTGCCATCTTCCCAGTGACACGCACTGAATATTTGACCTCCAAGTATGTGTCTCCTTCTACATCTGGCTTGATGATAGAAATGGTCGAGGGCGTACACGATGATGATTTCGCAAAGTATGTGGGGTTTATTCGTGACAACAACTTCTCATGGATGCGTACCGTTGCCAACCGCTTTGGGTTTAAAATAGATAAGAATGCACCATGGCGATTTGTGGCAGACGTTGGCTCGCCAGCGATGAAGGAATACATGAAAAAGTATGGAGTCAAGACGACCAAAGACTTCTTCAGGACTTATTACTTCCCAGCTTACATGATGGAACTAAGAACACTTAAAAAATATATCTGGATGTGCTATGATAGGTTTGTGGTTCAATCACCGGGCGTGGCAACTCTCAGAGAGTGTGCAGCTTCAGCCAGATTGGTAACGACCTATGAGGAGCGAGGCAGAATTACCGAACAAGAATTTAATCAGAGATACCCCGATAGCTACTGGCTCCGAGTCTTTGTTTATTTGAGGGCAATCGAGACACGTCAGCACTGGGACCAGCGTAAGTTCGAGAAGGTTGTAGAAAAAGCGCAAGAATATGAAAAATATGTTGACATTAACACCGCATGTGAGTATATTGATAGGACATTCAAGGACAATTCTCGTATGATATTTTTCACGAGAAAAAACTTGACAGAAGAAGAAACCTTTGATATAATAGAAGAGAATAGATACCAGAAACCAAACTTCTCATTTTAGGTGATTAATGCATTTTCAAGTTTTGGACGACAAGGAGCAGTGCCTTGGAGTTTATGCCGACGGACGCATTGAAAAAGATTACTCTAGCGTCTCGATGACCCACACTTGGGGATATTCGCCATCGCTGTACGGGCAAGATATTCAATACGCTCAGATTTACTGTAACGGCATGACTCTTGATGAGGCGTGCCCTGAAGACCTAAAGGCAGATTGGCTGAGGGTGTCTTCTAAGCTTCGTGCATTCCTGCGCTCCTTCGCCGCAGCAAAAATCTCCCTTGATGAACATTGCTTCTACGACCTTGTGCCACAAAGATTTCTTTTGGAATTCTACGAGGTGAAGAATCAGATTACGCAGTCTGTGTTTCAACGGTTCAGTAAGCCAGCAAACTATAATCTTCTGCGTGATGTTGTTGCAATGACTCATGAGGTTGGCTTGCAGCGACTTAATATTAATCGTGAAGCACTTCGTGATGATTTAGCATCCCACCAAGCGAGAGCTTTTTGGAAGAAGGCACCGCAGATTCAACCACGGGTTCGATACAATGCTTTCGGCACAAAGACAGGTCGCCTCACCACGCACAAGAACAGCTTTCCTGTTCTCACCCTAAATAAAAACTTCCGCAAAGTTCTGACGCCGCAGAATGATTGGTTTGTGGAGATTGATTATAACGCCGCCGAACTAAGAACCTTGCTTGCACTCTCTGGTCAGGCTCAACCAACAGAAGACATTCACGACTGGAACAAAGAGAACGTCTATCGTGGCATCCCAACAAGAGAGGAAGCCAAGAAGAGAATTTTTGCATGGCTATACAACCCAAACTCCAACGACTATCTGTCTGACAGGGCATACGACAGAGACGGGGTGTTGAACAAGTATTACGACGGCGAGAAAGTAACAACAGTCTTCGATAGAGAAATCCCAGCGGACAAACACCATGCATTAAATTATATTATCCAGAGCACGTCAAGCGACATTTTTCTTCAGCGAGCGGTAGAAATATGGAAGTTTTTAAGGCACAAGAAGTCTTGCATTTCACTACTTATACATGACAGTTTGCTGTTGGATTTGAGTGACGATGAGAAGAAGTTGCTCCCAGAAATTTTAAATATTTTCTCTGATACGCCACATGGTAAGTATCTTGTTGGTGTAAAGGCTGGTAAGAACTTTGGCGACATGAAGGAGTTAAGGTGAATATTATTGGTTTGGGCAAGGCGGGCTGTGCCATCGCCGATTGTTTTGAGAACTACCCTCAGTATAACACTTATAAACTAGACGTTGGACTTAAGCGTACAAGCAGCACTTTCCCGATTGTGGAACGAGCAACGCACGAGGAGTATGACAAGGTAGAGCCCAAAATTAAAAAATTTGTTTCTGAGATGACCAGTTCTAAAAAAGCGGTCTTTGTCATGGGCGGCTCGGGCACAATCACTGGTGCTTCGTTGCGAATCCTTCAGCGTCTCCACGAGGCGCACGATGAGCTTCACGTTCTGTATATTAAGCCAGACCACACGCTCTTGAATGGCTTAGGGTTGCTACAGGACCGAGCTTGCTATAGAGTGCTGCAAGAATATGCCCGCTCTGGTGTGTTCACGAGCATGTGCATTGTAAGCAACCCACACATGGAAGAGGTAATAGGGGAGGTGCCAGCAATTGGCTATTATGATAAGCTTAACGATTTGTTGGTGGGCGTGCTACACTGGATTAACATCTTTCAAAACACAGAGTCGGTTGTTAGTACGCATGGGCAGTTGGCAGACACAGCTAGACTATACACATTGGGTACACTCGATGTAGAGAGTGGTGAACAAAAATTATTTTTTCCTCTTAACAGCCCAACAGATAAGTGCTATTATTATGGCATCAGTAAAGAAGACTTGGAAACAAATGGCAAGCTTTTCAAAGATGTTAAAAATAGGGTACGAGATTTCGCCTCGACAGATGAAGCGAACATTTCATATTCTATCCATTCGACTTCGTATGGAGACAATTTTTGCTACTTTACAGCGCACAGTTCAGAAATTCAAATTTTTCCAGAAAAAGTGCTTGACACTTGATGCACCCTGTGTTATATTGTAAGTACAGAATAGAGAAAAGGTAGAGGAGGAGATAGAGATGAGGATTTTAGCAACAACAGTAATGGCGCTTGGGCTGCTTTTCGCAGGCACACAAGACGCAGAGGCACACTCACCCCACACCCACAATCATGTGGGCGTAAGCATTTCGACAACAGGAATTCAGTGGGTCTGGGTTTCAGGATATTGGAGCGGTGGTCACTACCATTCAGGATACTGGCAGAGGGTTGGTTTTATTCACCCACGCCCAGCGGTCCACACACATCGTCACCATCGACGCACCCGTGTGATTCGCACCACGCCAAGCCACCGTCACGGTCACTCACACCGTGGACACCGGCACTAAAAAAAATAAAAAAAGTACTTGACAAAGTTTCAAAACGATGTTATATTAGGCATACATTAACTCAAACAAGAAAGAGAGGACATTGGTGAGAACATACACTGGAACATTTGTAAAAAGCAACGGGGAGAACAGGACGATGAATTTTGTTCGTCTGAATGACCTTCCCAAACAATTTCTCGACACAAACACCGCTGGCGGCGTTGGTCCAAAACTGTCAGAGGGTCAAGAAGTTGTATGGGATTTGGAACGCAATGCGTTTCGAGTCTTTAACTGGACCACAACTGTGGGAGATGTGGCAGAGGAGACGATGCCTGATTCAACCATTCTCAATAGTGAGCAATAACCAGATGCTTGGGAAATTTGCCAAGCATACTTTAGGGTAATTAACCCAAATAACAAGGAGGAAAGTAAAATGGGTATTGACATGAAGAAGATGCGGGCTAAGCTCGCAGCAACACAAAATCGAGGAAGCGGACGAACTTCACAGTTCTGGCGTCCTCAAGACGGCGACCAGACCGTCCGTATCGTTCCGACTGCGGATGGCGACCCCTTTAAGGAGTACTGGTTCCACTACAATCTCGGCAAGAACGCTGGGTTCCTGAGCCCGAAGAAGAACTTCGGCGAGGACGACCCGCTTGATTCGTTCGTCCGTCAACTCTTTAACGAGGGTACTGACGAGAGCATCAAGATGGCTAAGAATCTGATGGCTCGCCAACGGTTCTTTGCTCCGGTCATCGTCCGTGGCGAGGAGAACAAGGGTGTTCGAGTCTGGGGATTTGGAAAGACTGTTTACGAGCAGCTTCTGAATCTGGTGCTTAATCCTGAGTACGGTGATATCACCGACCCTGAGACTGGCACCGACCTTCAGCTAAACTATGGCAAGCCTGCTGGAGCAGCCTTCCCGCAGACCAAGCTGATGCCGTCTCGCCGAACTTCGGCAATCTGCCCTGACATTTCGCCAGAGCAGTGTGCAGAGCTTCTGGAAAGTGTTCCAGACTTCAACACACTCTTCGAGCGCAAGACGCCAGAAGATGTTCAGCGTATGCTGGATGAGTACCTTACCGACGATGAGTCGGCTGAGGAAATGTCCAGCGAGACGACTCAGTATGGTGGCAACACCACGTCGTCTAACAGCGTGGAGCAGGCATTCAACGACCTACTTTCATAAGTCGTTATCCGCAGGGGGGCACGGGACTACAGGTGCCCCAACATTTTAACTAAAAAGGAATTTTTATATTATGGCAAATGCAGTAAAGGTACAAACGGGACAAACTGTCAACGTACACTACACAGGAACTCTCTCTGACGGCACCGAGTTTGATAGCTCACACACCCGAGGAGAACCCCTTACTTTCGAACTTGGCTCTGGTCAGTTGATTGCTGGGTTTGATTCTGCTGTAACTGGGATGGCTGTTGGAGAAACCAAGCAGGTTACTCTGGAGCCGAGTCAAGCTTACGGCGAACACAACCCAGAGCTTATCCAAGAAGTTGCAAAGGATGCATTCCCACCCGATTTTAATTTCGAGGTTGGTGGTGTTGTCCAAGGTCAAAACGCTTTGGGTCAGCCGGTTTTCGCAACGGTGCAGTCGATTGGTGACGAGGCTGTTAGTCTTGACATGAACCATCCGATGGCAGGAAAGACCCTGACGTTCGATATTGAGTTGGTCGGTGTGAACGAGGAAGAGAGCACTACGACTGACGCAACAGAAGAATAGGTCTGCACAAATAAAGCGACCTTTCCGCAGGGGGGCACGGGACTACAGGTGCCCCAAATTTATATTACACAAGGAGAGGAAGAAGAATGAAGTATTATTTCATGCTAGCCGCCACTGCCGTATTCATGACATTCATGGTTGCGGGCTGTGACGATGAGAAGTCATCCGACACAAGTGCCGATACTGCTGTTGAAGCAGCAGACACGAGTGCTGAGACTGCTCCCAGCGATACTGCCGACAGCGACACTGGTGACAGTGACACTGGCGACAGCGACAGCGGCGATACTGCTGAAGTCGAAGATACTGGTTCTGATGCTGAAGTGTCGGATTAGTTTTACTATATGCCACGGGGAGGCACAGGCTGAACAGGTGCCTCAACTTTAACTCTTATCTGGAAGAAACAAACTTATGAAAACCACATACCTAGCTGCATCACTCGCAGCTATTTTTTTGATTGGCTGTCCTAGCGGCGAAGAGCCAGAACCCCGAGCAGAAATTTCATCAGAATGTGCTCAAGCCTATGCAGTGTATATGGTGGATGCTGCTGGTAGCGAACACCGTGCATGTTCCGCTGCCGCCTTGGTACTAGCGAGTGACCCCGTTGAATGGGACCGCTATCACCGTCAAGTGTGGGATAACCCTGCTGACGAGTTGGTGGAAGCTTGCGGTGGCAACAACAGCGACATTCGCTTGGAGTTACTGAGTGAGAGAGAGATTATGCGCTTTCGTTGCATCGTTGGTTTTACATCCTTGCCCGACGATGTTTGCGAAGGTTACGACCCAACCCTTTGTCTAAACGATTAAAATAAAAGGAGAGCAGAATGGCGAGAACAAAGAAAAATAATAATAAGGCTGGCAAGCTTTCCATCGCAGACATGAGAAAGCTTGTCAACAAAGCCGCAGGTCGTGAGGTTGCCTATAATCTCACAGACGATAACCCAACACAAGTCAAAGAGTGGATTCCAACGGGCTCACGGTGGCTTGATAGTATTATTTGCAGAGGGCACCTCGCTGGCATTCCAGTCGGCAAGGTTAGTGAGATTGCAGGTCTTGAAGCGACTGGTAAATCCTTTTTGGCAGCACAAGCAGCATCCAATGCTCAGAAGATGGGGATTGATGTTGTTTATTTTGACGCAGAGTCTGCCATTGACCCAAGTTTCTTGGAAAAGGCTGGGTGCGATGTTGAGCGTGTACTATATGTGCAGGCAGAATCGGTTGAATTTGTTCTCGAAACAATTGAGTCCCTTCTCGCCAGCGCCGAAAATAAAATTTTATTTATTTGGGACAGTCTTGCTCTGACTCCAAGTGTTACAGACATTGAGGGCGATTTCAATCCCCTGAGTTCCATGGCAGTTAAGCCTCGTATTCTCTCGAAGGGGATGGCAAAGTTGGTGCAGCCTATTGCTAACGCTGGCGCAACACTTTTGGTACTCAATCAATTAAAAACAAATATCACAAGCAATGTGGCAGAAGCCATGACCACCCCTTATTTTACGCCGGGTGGAAAGGCGATGCACTATACATATAGCTTGCGAATTTGGTTGACTGGGCGCAAAGCTAAAGCGTCATTTATCACAGACGACCGAGGCTATCGCATCGGCTCCGAGGTGAAGGTCAAACTAGAGAAGTCTCGATTCGGAACGCAGGGTCGGCAGTGTGCATTTAAAATCCTTTGGGGAGATGCTGTCGGAGTGCAGGACGAAGAGAGTTGGCTTGAGGCTGTCAAGGGTTCTGAACACTTAACTAATAGCGGAGCGTGGTACACACTCCATTATGCCGATGGGACTTCGGAGAAGTTTCAATCTGCAAATTGGCTTGGTAAGCTTGAAAATGAGAAGTTCCGAGCACGAGTACTTGAACTGATGGACAATGAAATTATCCTTCGCTTCCAGAATCGTGAGGGGAATGCAAGCGACTACTACGAAGTGGACCCGCAAGAAGGAGGTGAGGAAACTAACGCTTAAAAAATAGTGTTTTTTTCCTTGACACCAGCCTCCCCTTGTGATACATTGTGTACATCAAGGGGAGGCTTTTCTCTCCATAGCAAAACATGGGCTTAGAAGTGTGTAAAGAAGTTAGGTGCCTCAAGATGGCGGCACGAGCAGCAGAACAATCTGAATACGAACAGTTCCGTCATGGCGCTGTTCTTATACGAGGCGGCTCAGTTTTAAACATTTCTTCAAATAGCAACAACCACACTTCATTTGGTCAGCGATTTCGCATTGACCCCGGCAGAGCCACACATCATGCCGAAACTGCCTGCGTGCTTGGGTTGGATAAATCAATCACTCGTGGGTCAACCCTTTATGTTGCTAGAATTAATAAGCAGGGCGATTGGAAAATGAGCAAGCCTTGCTCGATGTGCCACGAGGTCATGAAGTTCGTGGGCGTCAAACGAGTTGTATACACAGTTGGACCCAATCAGTGGGACTCATATAAAATCTCGGAGGATATGGATGAAGAGGTTGTTGGTTATTGATGCCCTGAATATGTATTTCAGAGCTTACATTGTAGACCCGTCACTATCGACCAATGGGCAACCTATTGGCGGCATGAAGGGCTTTTTAAAAATCCTTCAAAAGCTGGCACGAGAGACAAAGCCAGACCAGATTGTCATCTGTTGGGATGGACCGGGCGGCTCGCAAAAGCGCAAGACGATTGTTAAAGATTATAAAGCAGGGCGCAAGCCTATTCGCCTGAACCGAGATATCCGCAATCTAACTGAGAGCGAAGAACTTGATAATAAGATTTGGCAGCAAACTCGACTCTTCGAATATCTTAACTGTACGCCAATCATCCAGTTGATGTTGCCTTCGGTTGAGGCTGACGACATTATTTCTTATGTTGTCAACCAGACAAGGTACAAGGGCTGGCAGAAGGTTATTGTTTCAAGTGACAAGGATTTCTTTCAGTTGTGCGACGATGAGACTGTGGTATTTCGACCAATCCAGAAACAAGTTCTTAACCGCAACTCCATTATTGAAAAGTATGGCATTCACCCCGCCAACTTTGCGCTTGCTCGGGCAGTTGCTGGGGATAAGTCGGACAACTTGCCGGGAGTAGGCGGCGCAGGGCTCCCTACGATTGCTAAGAGATTCCCTGTTATGGCTGAGGAAGAGCAGGTTACTCTTGACCAGCTATACGACCTGTGCGAATCCGTAGAGAAGCCCCTCAAGGTTCACACGAATATTGTTGAGAACATAGAGAGAGTAGAGACAAACTATAAAATGATGCAACTCTACTCTCCAATCATCTCGGCTCAGGGCAAAGATAAAATCAACTATGCTCTAGATAATTGCGAGTTTGAATTTAATAAAACAGAAATCAGGAAGATGATGATTCAGGATGGATTTGGTCACGGAAACTGGGATGACATATTTCAGATTTTTAATAAAATTTCGGTTGACAATTCTTGATTAATGTGTTATCTTACCACTATGCACAACAAAGGATAATTGGATGGCAGTGACAGAAGAACAGGCTGACTTTTCCCATTACGGTTCTAAGTTCCAAGAGGGGCTTGCACAACTGATTTTGGACGACAGGGTATTCGCAGACCAGATTAGCGAGGTCTTAGATTTAAATTTTTTAGAACTCCGATATCTTCGGACCTTCGTAGAGAAGGTATTTACTTATCGTGAAAAATATGAGACACACCCGTCTCGTGACACCATGGCTACTCTTATTCGTGCTGAGCTAGAGGGTGAGAACGACATTATTAAAAAGCAGGTGCGGGATTTCTATGCGAAAGTATACTCCACCACAGGCGATGTAGACGGGGCACCACACATTAAAGAGGTTGCCCTTGATTTTTGTCGCAAACAAAAGCTGAAGGGCGCAATGGTCAAGTGCGTGGGCTTAATTAAAACCTCCAGCTATGATGAGATTAGCAAGACCATCAACGAAGCTCTCATGCTCGGCGCAGACAATGACTATGGCTATGATTATATTTTAGACTTCGAGAAGCGGTTTGAAATTCGAGCCCGAAACCCTGTGACCACAGGGTGGAATCAGATTGACCTTTTGTGTCGTGGTGGCTTGGGTAACGGAGAGCTTGGCGTCTGCATTGCCCCAACTGGTGCGGGCAAGTCGATGGCACTGGTGCATCTTGGTGCTCAAGCGGTGCTTGAGGGTAAAACTGTTGTGCATTATACCCTAGAGTTGGCTGATACTGTCGTTGCTACCCGCTATGATAGCTGTATCACTGGTGTGAACCTCGACAGCACAATCATGAACAAAGAAAAAATTTATGATGCGCTGCAAGAGGTTGAGGGAAAGCTAATTGTAAAGGAATACCCCACTAAATCTGCATCCACTCGAACCCTTCGAACACACTTGGAAAAGCTTCGACGCAGAGGAATCGACGTAGGAATGATTATTGTCGATTATGCAGATTTGTTGCGTCCGGTAGACAAACAGCGTGAGAAAAGAAACGAGTTGGAATCTATTTATGAAGAGTTGCGTGGGCTGGCTCAAACTTTTGAGTGTCCTATTTGGACAGCCTCACAGACCAACCGCTCAGGATTGAATGCAGAAGTAATTACTATGGAATCTATCTCGGAGGCTTTCAACAAGTGCTTTGTGGCAGACTTCATCTTCTCTGTGTCCCGAACGGTAGAAGACAAGGTTAACAATGAAGGAAGAATCTTTATTGCAAAAAATCGCAACGGTCCAGACGGCTTGGTTTACCCAATCTACATGGACACCCGCAACGTGAAAATCAAAGTATTATCTCAGGCAGGAACGACGCCCAGCGTAGCAGCAGCAAACACTGTCAAGCAGCAAGCAGAAAGTCTCCGAGAGAAATACAAGAAATACAGGCAGAGTTCAAAGAATAAATAAAGGGGAAAAGAATGTATACAAGTGATGAAGTGAGAGAATCAACTTTAGAGTATTTCGGTGGAGACGAGCTAGCAACAAACGTCTTCATGACAAAATATTGTCTTCGTGACAACGAGGGGAGCTTCGTAGAGAAGAACCCAGCAGATATGCACCGCAGGCTCGCAAAAGAGTTTGCACGAATTGAGAAAAACTATGGTGGTCCACGGGCTCTAACAGAAGAGAAGATTTATTCTCTCCTCGACAATTTTAAATATATTGTACCCCAAGGCTCACCAATGATGGGGGTGGGTAATAATTATGTTAATGTATCGTTATCAAACTGCGTGGTGGTTGAGTCACCTTCAGACAACATCTCTTCAATCATTAACGCCGGTCGAGATTTGGCTAACTTGTTCAAGCGTCGTTGCGGCGTCGGTCTTGATATTTCTGGTCTTCGACCGGATGGCACCCCAGTAAATAATTCTGCCGGAACAACGACAGGCGCATGGTCGTTTGCAGATTTTTATTCTTATGTTTGCCGCATGATTGGTCAGAATGGACGCCGTGGCGCTCTAATGATTACGATGGATGTGCGACACCCAGACATTGAGCACTTCGTGACGATGAAGCATGATTTAACCAAGGTCACTGGCGCTAACGTATCAGTTAAGATTAGCGATGATTTTATGAGGGCAGTTGAAGCGGGCGAAGAATACACTTTGCAGTTTCCTGTTGATAGTGACTCACCAAAGTTTACGACAACGGTCGATGCTAAGAGCCTTTGGGACAAAATTGTAACATCTGCTACTGAGACAGCAGAACCCGGCATCTTGATGTGGGATAACATCTGCAACAACTTACCAGCAGAAGAATATAAAGAAGAGGGTTTCGGCACCATCTGTACAAACCCCTGTGCAGAAATCCCCTTGTCGGCATATGATTCTTGTCGCCTGATTTCTATTAATCTAAAAAACTTTGTGGATAACTCGTTCACTGACTCAGCCAGTTTCGACTTCGAAAGGTTTACGACAACTATTTCTGCTGCCATGCGTATGTCCGATGACTTGGTGGAACTAGAGACAGAAAAGCTGACCAACATTGTAGCTGCGGCTGATACTGATGACGAACGTGAGCTATGGACAAAGCTTTTGGACGCTTGTAGGAACGGTCGCCGCACTGGCTTAGGAACCCACGGCTTGGCTGATGCCTTGGCACGGCTCGGTCTGGCATATGACTCTGATGAGGCGCTGCCAGTCATCAATGCCATTTATAAAACTTTGCGTGATGTGGCATACCAAGAAAGTATGCACTTAGCAACAGAGCGTGGCTCTTTTCCGGTGTTCGACTGGGCTAAAGAAAAAAATAATGGCTTCATTAGCCGATTGCCTGAAGGTTTGCAAAAATCTATGGCAGAATATGGACGCCGCAACATCTCTATTCTTACGAACGCTCCAACTGGCTCAGTTTCTATCATGTCCCAGACCAGTTCAGGGCTTGAGCCGGTGTTTAGAAACTCGTACATTCGTCGTCGCAAGATGAGCCATGATGAGGTCGAGGTCGAGGCAGACTTTGTTGATGACTTGGGCGACCGTTGGAAGGAATTTGAGGTGTTCCATCATAACGCCCAAGAATGGAGAGACACCAATCCAGACCAAGAGCTTCCAGCTTTTTTCGTAGAGTCGGACCAGATTGATTGGCTTCGTCGTGTTGAAATTCAACAGACAATTCAAAATAATATTGACCATGCGATTAGTTCTACAATTAATCTTCCAAAGGGCACAGACCCCGAGGTTGTGGGTGAACTGTACACAGAGGGTTGGCGTCGAGGACTTAAGGGCATCACGGTTTATGTCGATGGTAGCCGCTCAGGTGTTCTCGTTACAAAGTCAGAGGAGAACGAGCAAGAGTTGTTCCCCCAGAACAGAGCGCCAAAACGTCCCGAGGTCGTGGAGTGTGATATTCACCACACCACAATTCAGGGCGAGAAGTGGGTTGTTTTGGTTGGGCTTTATGATGACAAGCCTTATGAGGTCTTAGCTGGCGAGGCAAGCCTAATTGAGATTCCAAAGAAGTATGATAAGGGTCGTCTAACCAAACACAGTTATAAGACTCGCAACAATCGTTACGACCTGTCGTTTGGATACAACGGAGACACCATCACCATCAAAGATGTGGTCAAGGTGTTCGACAACCCCAGTAATGCATCCTTCACTCGCATGATTTCCCTTGGCTTGCGCCACGGTGCCAAGCCTCGGTTTATGGTTGAGCAACTACAGAAGGACAAGGCTAGCGACATGTTCAGTTTTGCAAGGTGCATTGCCAGAATCCTTAAAAATTATATTGAGGACGGTGAGACTCCTAGTGACAAGGTGTGTGAGGAGTGTGGCGCAGAGACTTTAATCTATCAGGATGGCTGCGTTACTTGCTCCACCTGCGGATATGCGAAGTGTGGTTAAAAAAAATAAAAAAAGTACTTGACAACAGTTACAATATCGGGTATATTAGTAATATAAAATGAACCATCAAACAAAGGAGAATGGTAATGGTTGATGCAAACAACAACGGTGTAGAGGACGAGAAGGAAGAGAAGATTCTCAACTATGTGAAATCGCTCACTGCTATCGAGGAGGCGATGGAGCCTTTCAAGGAGCAAAAGCGTGCCCTCAAGGCTAACTACGTTGAGAACGGTTGGTTGTCTCGTGAAGAGATTAGCATGGCTGTCAAGGCTCTGCGTCTCATCAAGGATAACACTGACCTTGAGCAGTTGATGGACTTCTATGCGACAGTCGGAAAGACTATTAAATAGGGGGCTGCATGTTCTTACCTGCAAATAGACACTTGCTGGTACAGCCAGTATCATTTGGAAAGGGTGCTCCCGACGCTGATGCGTCGGGGGTGCTCCTCCCCGATGGTTATGTACCAGTAAAAGAGTTTGAAACAGCAGAGGTCTTGCTTATCTCTGAAGATTGCCAGCAGTTTTCTGAGGATAGTGTCGGGCACTATGTTGTGTTTCCCGGCAATATGATGAAGACAGTTCTGGTCGGCGAAGAGGCACACGTTCTTGTTCAAGAGAATTATATTATGGGCGTGTATGTTCCCGAAGGACGGAGGGATGACTGATGGCATTGGCAGAGATTTTATGTGCTGCGGTAATGTTGGTGGGCTCCCCCCGTGCGGAGGTAGCTTGCCAACACATGGAAACAGTTGTTCAGGCTGCTGAGGCTAACGATGTAGACCCGTATGTTATGCTTGGTCTTATCCACGTTGAAAGCAGATGGCTGGCGACTGCCCGAAGCTCATCCAACGCTTGTGGTCTAACGCAAATCTTGCCCCGCTATACTGGTAGCAAGAAGACTGGGGTGCCCAAGCTAACTTGCGAACAACTCTTTGACCCAACGACTTCTATTATTATGGGCGCAAGGACGTTTTCTTTTTGGCTTAAGAGCTACGCTCGTGGCAACTACAAAACGGCATTGTGCGGATATAATAAGGGCTATCGCTGCAAGGGCGACAACCCCCATCCAGTCGGCGTGAGGTATGCTAGCCGAGTGATGTGGGAAGCCCAGAAGATTAGAAGAGCAGCCGCTAAAATTAAAAAAGAGGGATAAATGTCCATAGAAGAAAGCTCGCTTGTCTACGGCGGTAGCTTAGATGCGTTATCATATGCATTCCAGAAAGGACACCCCTTGGTTTATTCGGTGCCTGTCCCGCCCCACCAGTTTAAGAACTCTGGGGTGGACAGGCAGCGGTGGTTTGCCTTACATTTTTTGCTTGGCACAGCAGGCTTGCTACCCTTGTCTACAAAGGTTTCTTCAGCACGTCTCACAGATAATATGCTTGGCATCACAACCACTAATTCGAGATTGTATAAAATAATTTTTGAGAAGCTGTATGTGGTGGACAGCGATGGGCTCGACGGGCTTCCCGTTCCCACTTCAACCAGCGATGAGTTTGAAGTCTTGGACTGGATTAATGTGCGCTCAGGTATGATTCACCCACATGATGCTATTTGTGGCGACCTTGTAGACGCACGATTCTATTTGTCTAAAAGAATTGATGGCAATCATAATAAAAAAGATGCCTGTGTTATTAGTCGGCTGAACAAACAACAACTTTCTAGTTTTGAGCACTCTGAGGCAATCATGCGCCTGAAGTTGATGGAGGAAATGCAGTCGGCAGGAATCAAAGGCACGGGCAATGGTGCAGGTCGGCACCTTTCAATTAAATTAGAATCATCTCACAGGCAAATATTTCCGCTAAGCAAAAACACATATGAAGATGTGCCACACGTTGAGTTTGTACGAGGAGAGGTTCCTTTCCTTAACAGCAGCGAGTGTCCGTATCTCAATAGGCTAGCGGAGCAGGTGTTGTGATTGAAAAGGGACCGCAAAATAGTAATGCCTTTCACTTAGCTGGCATTGTTCCCGTGGCAGGACAGCCGCTGGATTTTAATTTGCCGTGGCACGACTCCTTGATGCCCATCGCTGCTGATTATTTAGCTGTGGAACATGCGGTGTTGGAGTGTGCCACTGCTGGCTGTGAGACAATCTGGGTTGTTTGTCATGCAGACATGCAGCCGCTGATTCGCCACCGTGTGGGCGAATGGATATACGACCCAGTTTCTATGGGACGAGGACCGCTCGGTGATAAAGAAATAAAAAAGATTCCGATTTACTATGTGCCCGTCCACCCGAAAGACCGTGACCGCAGAGACTGCTTGGGGTGGTCGGTGTTGTATGGTGCTCTGTCTGCCTATCACATCAGCAGGCGACTTAGCAAGTGGGTCGTACCAGACAAATACTTCACGTCCTTTCCATATGGCATTTATCCGCTGGACGCTATCAGGTCATCTCGCCAAGCAATCTCTTCGCCCAAGCCTTTCTTCTTGACGCACAAAAATAAAAATATTAAAGCTGGTGATTATCTGGCATTCACGTTCGACGGAGAAGACTTTAAAAATTGTAGAAGAATAATTAGAACTGAAGCAACCACTGCGTGGGACAGAGAGGGCAACTCGCTGCCTCTAGAAAAAAGATACTCAGCGAGACATTTTTCCCTTGACAAAATATTCTCATGTGTTATATTAGATAAGTCAGATGGTGTTGAGGTACCGTGGTATCATTCCATCGACAGTTGGGACAACTATAGGTCTTTCGTGGCTAGTGACTTCAGCTTAGAAAGACCATCATTCATGAAAAGCAAAACTTGGAACAAGATAGGGAGAGACAATGGCGATGACAACTGAGAGCGTATACAATGACTTGCCGAGGCATGTAAAGGACGGCGCAGGATTGCCTGCTTACTTTTATGACCTGACGCCGGAACAAAGGTTCTTTGTTGAGGACTTTTATGAGGCTGTCGCCACCCCCGAACCCGAAGATGAAATTCAAGAGGTTGTTGAGCTTGTCGGAGAACTCGCTCTGGCAACCGAAGCACTTCAACGCCGATACACAGGAAAGTAAATATGGATAGGACTCAATCAAAAATCCCCTTTGTGGGACTTCACGCTCATTCAGTTGCGGGCTCGCCTTTTGATGCCCTCGGCTACCCCCAAGAGCACATGCAGTTTGCCTATGAGAATGGCATGGATGCGCTCGCTCTAACTGACCATGGAAACTGTAACGGCTTGGCTTATCAAGTTCTGCACGCCAAGAAAATGCAGGAAGAGGGCAAGGACTTCAAGCCCATCTTTGGTGTCGAAGCTTACTTCCACCCGTCTATCTCTGAGTGGAAGGAGCAGTACGAAGAAGCACGGCAAAATAAGAAGGCTGCAAAGAAAGCTGGTGCATCTGGCACCGTTGTCGAAGACGAGAATCGTGCAGACAAGGGTAAGCTGAACAGACGGTCACACCTCATTCTGATTGCACAGAACCAGACAGGCTTAAATAATATTTTTCAGCTTGTGTCTAAGTCTTTTCAAGGCGACAACTTCTATCGTTTCCCTCGTGTGGACTATGAGTCTCTTCGTGAACACAGCGAGGGTGTGATTGCTGCCTCCGCTTGTCTCGGCGGTGTATACGCTGGGGATATGTGGCGCAACCGTGATGCTGGAGAAGAAGCTATCCTTGATGCGATGCGGGAGACAACCCGCAACATGGTGGATATCTTTGGTGACCGCTGGTACGGAGAGCTTCAGTGGAGTTCTACCCCAGAGCAGCACGAGCTAAACAAATATATTATTAAGATGCACGAAGAGTTTGGTATCGAGCTAATCTCTACTGCGGATAGCCACTACCCAAACCAGACTGCTTGGAAGGACCGTGAGCTTTACAAGCGACTTGGTTGGTTGGGCAAGGGTCGCCTTCCCGAGTATATGTCTCAGGAGTTGCCAGAGAGTACAGAAGATATTGGT